TTGGCAATACCCTGAGACATAGCCTCTTCTTTGTTGATCCTACGAAAGAGATCCTTGTATGCCTCTTTGTTAGCAGTAGTTAAGGTGTTGTTACTAAAGAACAAAGCTTCTAGCTCTGCTACACTTAGGTCTTTCTCGTAGGTCTCCATAGCGTAGTCAATGGTCTTCTTTACAAGACGTATATCCTTAGTGAATAGTTTATCTGGGCAACGAACTCCTTTGTTGTTTTCATAGAACTCTTTGTTTAAGAGCGTCTTGACAAGAGCGAACTCCATCATGCGTACACCTTCCTGATCGTAACTATCTCGTGTTGCGTATAAGCAATCTCTATCTCAAGCTCTTTACGCTTAGGAGTTAGCTTTTTAGTAGTCTTTATAATTGACATACGCTTAGCTTCTAGGTCAGATAACTGATCCTTTAGTTGTCTTAGATTCTTGCTCATCTTTTAGTTCCTTTTTTCTATTGCGTAGAACATACCCTCTGATCTATTCATTGATAGAAATAGATCTCTTAGTTGTTGATAAGACATGTACAACATCTGGTACTGATCTAAGTCCTCATCAAACTGCCTAATATAAACTGTATTATCTTCTCCTACTATCATTTCAACATCACTAAATGCGTCACCCTCATCTAAACTGGTGATGACAGATGCATCTTTCTCAAACTCAACTGTGAACATTGTTAACTTTTGCTCTCTCTATTGATCTCTTGCGTTCTTCCTCATTAAACTCTCTTATGTCTTGCTCATCAAACTCTGTTGCATAGTTTAATTGCTTTTGCAACTCTGTAATCTTCTCGTTAGCTATTTTTAGCTCTTGTTGTAGATTCTCTATCTCACCACACATACTCATAACTTTTACCTCTAGTCTAGCTACATCAGTCATTTATTACTGCTTCACGTTGTACTTTCTGTATCTGTTCATACTTAAAGAACAACTGCTCAAACTTCCACTGGTATAGTTGCTGCATACCCATCAGTGCGTTCATCATTTCATCTTGAGTAGGCTCACGTTCACCGTCACCAATCTGTCTGAATGCTGTCTCAAGGTCATTACAGACTGACCAGCAGTCCATGATGTGCGGCTCTAGTTCGTATAGATCAATCATTGTCTTCCTCCTCAGTTAGTGCATCCCATGATACAGGGAATAGTTCAAGCATCTTTCGGTCAATCTGATTAGCTACCTCACGTGTTTCTGCTTGTGTATCTGTTTTACACCGTAGGTTACACATATCAGCGAAGGCGTCAAGGCTACCTGACCAATACCACTCAGTCATCATGCTCTGGGGTAGTACCATACGTGCCTGCTCAGGGGCTACTCCATCTGCTAGAAGTGTCTTGTAAGTACTCAGCTGCCTATGCCACTGTATCTCTTGGTCTAGCACTAGGGTGATATGGCCTTCACTGCCTTGCTTTTTGTCAAGGCTACGTCCTCGCCAGAAGTTAGGCTCATAGAACTCTGGATCATCATCCACGTACCGCCTAGATATTTCATTCCAACGCAGGAATTTATGCTTGACTAGCTGACGTGCTACAAACACTGGAGCCTTGACGTGGAACGATGCAAAGCAATGCCCAAAGGGGCTGATGTGCTTGTGCTTGGCAAGGTAACGGATCAGCTTATCGTCCTTAGCCTTAAGTTTAGGTGGACTCCATACGTCATTCACATCCATTTCAGATGTCTTACCAAAGCTTACCCGTGCAGCGTTAGCTACAGTTAGGTCATTGCCCATGTGCTCTATGTAAGTAGATTTAATCATTAGTGTTCTACCTCTATTTTAATACATTCTATTGTCTCTGACTTGTCATTTACCATAACTGAGGCAAACTTTAGTTGAGCCATGCACAGTGTCTTATTGTCAAACGTACCTAAGTGGTGATATCGTATACCTTGGCCTGGTATAAAGTTTATCCACAATAGTATTGCTATTACTTTCATTTCTTGCGCTCCTTAATCTCTGCTTCTAGTTTAGCTATACGTTCTTCTAGTTCTTCTACTTTCTTAGTTAGTTCGTTTATATAGTAGTTCTTATTCAACCTACAAACTCCTTAAGCTTCTCAATGTCAGACTCTAATGCATACTTTATGTCATCGTCAAGACGTAAAGCACTAGTAGGTAGACCTGTCCAAGACACAATCTCTCGTGTAAAGGTCAACGTCTTGGGTACAGCGTCAGGATCTAGCGCTACGATAACCCTGCTATACTCTCCAATCTTTGCCTTATGATCTTCAGTAAGTGATGTACCAAGCAAAGCCATAGCGGTTAGGCCAGGACATACTCTCGCAGCAGTTATAGCGCTTATCACATCCTCTACTACAAGTATAGTACCATTCGGTATGCCAATGCACTTTGTAAAGTAATGCCCTAGCCCAGAGTACCTGTACCACTTGGGCTTAGCACCGTCCAAGGCTCTACCAGTAGCATCGACTAGCTTACCGTTACTAGTACAGGGGAACACGCAGCGTCTGTCCTTCACGTCATACATAAGATCTTCACCCTGTATGTTCCATCTGTTTACAAATCTATGGAATAGCTTGTGCTCTGGCTTAGGTGTAACAACATACTCAGGTAATACCATACGTTCTAGCTCTTTCTTTTTGTTTCCCTCTACTGACATGCTCCAAGCGTTGATCTTTGCTTGTATCTCTGTAGCTGTTAAGCCACTACCATACGCACCCTTAACATTACAGGACAGCTTGTAGCAGTTGTATACAATCACACCATCCTTGTTAGTTGCACTGAAGTCATTCCTAGCGTGACACATAGGACACATGCCACGAAACGATAGACCATCAGTCAGGTTAAGCGTGTCTAGGTAGTCGCTTACTTTACTCATTTTTCTTTTCCCATCTCTTTGCTAATGCATTGGATGCACCCGTGAATGTGTTTACCAAGTAAGGTGTAACAGAACTAGGGTTGGCATTTCCACTCACTTGCATGATTTCAAACTGATCTGAGCCAGCCTCAACCATCTGAGTGATAGCTGTACGCCGCAAGTCCATACCTGTAAGCTCAGGTGGTAGATTAGCTTTCTCCTTTACCTCATTGATAACTTGATGTATTTCTACTTCTTGATAGGGTGTGTATGCTCCTGCTCTACGTTTAACTCTTGGAGCTACGTACTGTTGAAAGCCCCAATCTTCTTTCTGTAGGATTAACATCTTGTTTAGTTGTGGTGGTATAGGTAGGTGTACTTCTGCTCCTCTCTTACGTTGTACTAGGTCACAGCGCTGGGCATCTAAGTCTAGAGCATCCCAAGTTAGTCTACGCATATCACCTAATCGTTGCGCCCACTCGTAGGCCATGTGTACTATCAAGCCGATAGAACGATAATCAAAATCACCGTAGGCAGTGTCTAAGAATGACTTGACGTTATCATGCGTCCACCTTACCCGTCTTGGCTTGCCAGCAGTCTTATCGACTAAACCAATAGGACTAACCTGGACTATCTCAGCTTGCATAGCTACACGGTAAACGGCGGATAGGCACTCTGATCTAATGTTAGCAGTGCGAACACCAATACGTTTCCAAATAGCATATGCTTCGCTGAGTTGTTTAACACCTATCTTATCTATTCGTATACTACCTACCTTCCTACCATCCTTTAGGACAGTATCACAAACCTTGTTAAGATGTCTAGTGTTGGTCTTCTGTGTTTCACCAGATACATCACGAAACTTATCTGATTGAAAATAAAACTCTACCAGATAACGAAAAGGGTGGTTGCCTCTTGGGACTATTGGGCTGAACTTTCTTGTCACTCTCTTGCTCCTCTTTTGTTTTAGGTATAGGCTTGTCTGACCAATCGTCACATGGATCATCTGTGTTTGTTTCAATCATCCTTGTTTCCTTGAAATGTATCATAAATAAAGTACACTGCACCTGCTAGATAAATTATTATAAGAACTATAGGTATAGCATACATTATCTCTCCTTCGCCATCCTGTTAGAATAATGTATAGTACTGGTCTCCTTCATCAATGCAGTCCTTGACCTGCTTAGCTTGGCGTACAAGATGTTCTGTATCCTCATACTTACCCATCCAATCTGCATCGTCAATCTGTCGCTGTAGTTCATTGTGATACTGGTGAGCGCCTACAAGGTTCTCTGTGTTAAACTTATCTTTCATGGGCTGAATACCTCCATACTTGCATCAGAGCGATGAGCTTCTAGGGCTGCACTGTGGTCTTGTATCTGACGCCACCAATAGTCTTGTGCTGACGCAGTGTCGGCGTAGCTCATGCGGCGGTGGAGGTAGTCAAACTGACGCTCTGCTTGA